AGTGAGAGCGGCTCAACAATCGGCTGTGATGTCGGATGTACGTTAAGGAACATTTATGCCTTGTGACACACGGGTGCATAAGCGGAGCGGTGGGTTAGCACCGCTCCACTCGGGTTTTGGTTAGTGAATGGTGATTGCGATCAGCGGTGGGTTGCTGGTGTTCGGGGCGATGGTGATTCCACCGACACGAGCAAAGCCGACGAAGCCGGTTTCATATGAAGCAGCGTAACGCTCATTCAGTCGAATCACGGCAAGGCCGGGGTTCTGCTGACGGAAGCGATATGCCTTCTTGAAGTCACCGAAGTAGACAGCGACGTTGCCTGTTGCAACGTTCGGCATCTGCGTGATGAGCTTCACTGGCTTTCCAAGAATGGTGCCCACGAAACCCTGCGACGCATCGCCATAGTTGGGAAGGAACAAAGGACGGTTGTTCGAGTCCGACATCCCTGCAATGTAACCGAGAGTTGCGTTGTTCACTGCCCACACCGCGTTCGGCTGATAGGCCGGGTCGAGGATACCGATTGCAGTTGCAAAGTCGGCATACTTGAGGGTGTTCACGGTCACTGAAGTAAGACCAGCGGTGTAAGCAGCCGAGAGGCTTGCCACGTTGCCAGAGTCACCTGAGTAAATCAGGGAAGAAGCGCCACGGAAGAAACGCTGTGCGAAGCGGTCCTTGACCCAAGAATCGATGTCGAATCCAGAGTCAGAGAGCAGACCGTTATCCACCTTGATAGCGCCTGTCGTGAACGTGTCCACCTGAAGGAGCTTGCTGGTGAGCGTTGGGTCAAGCTCTGAGGCGTCGGTACCAACGGTGACGGAGGTAAGTCCGTTCGCGGTATCGTCGTCCAGCACGACCTTCATTGGATCGCCGTTGTCAGTCTTAACAACGTCAACCAACGTGTACAGTTCGCCGTAGCTCTTCAGAGCTTCGATGACCTGTGGGTCGAACGCCTGAGGAATCGCGACAGCGCCAGTGTTGGCAACAGTCAAGTCACGAGTTTCGATCTGGCCTGTCGCAAGGAACTTACGGAAAGCTGCCTTCTGACGAGCATTGCGAACCTCTGCGCGTTCCTCGGGGTCGTTAGACTCACCGGGGTTCGGACGTGCTGGGACGAACGCACGCTGTTCGGCTTGGAACTTCTCAACGGAATCAAGACGGGCAATATCGCCGTCCATAACCGTCACATCGGCCAGCATTGCGTCAAACTGCGAACGCTTCTCAGCCGTAACATCGCCCTGCATCAAAGCGGAAGCATCCGCGATGACCTTGTTGCGCTTCTCGCGCAAATCTTTGAGGGTATTCATTTGGTTTGTGTTTCCTTTTTGTGTGAATTGCAGGACAGCTATCCACGGCTGGTGGGAGCTTCACTTGCGGCAAGGCAGACGAGTGCGATTGAACGCAGCCATCGAGTGGCGCGACCGTCTTGCGTGAAATCGAATTGTTTGGGTGTTACTTGTTCAGAGCGAGGAGAGCGAGTTGCATCTCCATCTTGTTGCGCTCTGAATCAGGGAGCGGTTTGCTGCGATAGCAAGCGCACTCAGGATCGTTGCAATCTTCGGCTGAGCAGATACCACAGGCATCGGCTTGGCACTGAGCACAACCGCACTGGCACCCGAAGCCGAAGGCTCGTGTCTCGCTCTTCACAAAGCGAGAGCGGAACTCTGCTGGCATTGTTTCCGGCAAGCTGCGAACCCCAGAGGATGCGGCGGTGAATGCGGGATAGGTGACGGGAGAGACATCAAGCAACTGGTCGAACTCAAGAATGCGGCGAGTGACGCTTCCGTCCCTGTTCTCGGTCCATTGGTCGCGCTTGGTGATGAAACCGAAGCTGCTCCCCGTGATGTCCTTCCGACGCATCGAGGTCATGAGGTCACGAGCGACCTGCGTGTCTGGAGGGTCTACCTCGTAAGAAAGCCCACGAGCATCGACGCCCAGCTTCAGGGTTCCGGCTGTCGTGCGACCAAGCACAAAGTTAGGGTCGTGATTGAAGAGAGCACGGACATCGGGATTTGATGCAAGCACCGAGTCGAACGCCTGAGGGTCAATCTCCTCCGTCCATCCCATGTCTTCACTTGGTGAATCAAATACGGCTGCATAGCCGGAAATCTTTGGAGCTTCGTCCGAGTTCGACACTCGGAACTCCTGTGCGTAAAAACGATGCTCTACGTTAGGCTGCTTCGACATTCTGTAATCCCTTCTCTGCGACTGCGGCTCCTGCTTCGCGATAGATGGCGAAGTAAAGAGCGCGAACTGCTTTGCCAAGCTCAGTCGTTGCGATGCTGTCTTTGTCGTCTGACTTCCACTCGACAGCACGTTGAGCAGTGGCCTTGATGAAGTCGCGCTGTGACTTCTCTGATACGTGCCAATCGTCGGCCAGATGGAACTGAGTCCGCGCTTCGTCTTCCATCAGTTCGGAAATCGACTGGAGTACCGGCGAGAGAATCGGGCTGAGCGATTCCACGTCTCGCTTGCTACGAGTCGTGATCCTGCCAACCGCGTCTTTGTAGAGAGCAGTCCACGGAGCGGAATATGCTGCGAAGATGCTCCGCGTCTGTGCCGTTGGTTCAGGCTCTGGAGTTGTATCAATCGGCTGGTCTTGAATTGACTCTGTGTCAAGCAAGCGTTCAGCGTTCTGCATATTCACGGGAACGAGGTAAACGTCACCCTCTTTGCCGATTGGGTTCTCGCCCAACTTCTCAAGACAATAGTTCGTTGTGAAGATTCCCCACTGACGACCAACTGCGAACCCATCCATCGTGCTCTTAAAGTCGCCGCGCAAACGCTCGGTCGTGTCGAATTCAACGAACCGTGCAGGGTCGGCATTCAGGAGCTTGATACATATTTCTTGCTCGATGCGAACGAGGTAGGGACGAAGTGTGTCGATAACAAAGCTGAGGTTCATACCCTCGACATTGTTGTTCGACATTTTCGTGCTGTCCCCGACCATGTGAGCGGGAATCCTGAACAGACTGGCAATATCCGCCCGTGTGAACTGCATAGATTCTAGAAACTGAGCATCTACCGCATTCATGCCGATAGATTGGTACTTCCAATCGGAAGGAAGCACCGCAGTACGGTTCTGATTTTCCCCACCGTTTGCAAGCTCCCACGCTTTACGCATGTTCACCAAGTCGGTCTCGTCAATTTCTGCGACCGGGGTAAGAATGCCGGGGGGCTTCGATCCTTGCCCGAAGAGACGAGCACTCTGCTTCAGTGCTGCGGTGCTCCACCCAATCGTCTGTCGTGCTTGCTTGATGGGAGACAGGCCGACAATCCCATCCCAACTGAACAAGCGAAAGTGAAGCATGTCTTCAGCGTTGATGATCCGCGCTTCGTTGTTCGGCGTTGCCGTTGTGCGATATGCAAGAGTCCCGTTAGGGAGTCGAACAGGTTCCGTCTTCAGCGGATGCAGCGGGTAAAGCTGTAGAGCGTCACCCTTTTTATTGCGAAGAATCTCAAGGTATGAGTTGCCGGTTAGTGCAAGGCACCCGACCGCATTCTCCCAAATAACCGATGCAGACATCTCATCGTTGGGCAACAGACTCAGAATCTTCCAGAGGGGTTCGTCTGTCGCTTCTTTGCGTCCATTCTCGGTGCGTTGATAAAGACGGGCGGTAAGTGATCCAACGGCTTCAGCAAGGATGCGTACGCACGAATACACCGTGACATGCTGCATCGCGATGTGTTCGTTGATGACTTCGCCAGCGGCAGTTGAAGCTCCGCCGAAACCCCATCCGAATACTGCATTAAGGGCAGACGCTGCCATCGGCTTTGAGGGGTCTTCCATCGGATTAGACCGACGTTCGAAGAACCAATTTAAAAGACCCATGGGAACTCTCTATCTAAAGTGCAAACGGTGTGAAGTTCAGCTTCTTTTTGAGCGGAACGACCATCGCTCTACTTAACGCATCGAGCAGTGCGGCCACACCGTCGATCCGTTCTCGTGATTTCTCTTTGTCAGGTTTGAGCAGTCCAGTTGCACCGATGCGGACGACCGTATTGCTGACCATCCACTTCAAAACAGGATTGCCGCCGTGAGCAAACTCACCACGGAGCACCAATTCCATCAGCTTTTTCAGCGGCGGGGTCTGACTAATATCTCCCGGATGCACCGGGACCATCGTCATGCCGTCGTTCTCAAGCTGGGGCGTGATGTCCGCAGAGAGCGTTTTATCGAAGCCAATTTCGACGATCTTGTAGAGCTTCGAAAGCTCGTCGATCTTTGCCCTAATGAACGCCGTATCGATGACATTCCCCGGTGTGAGATTGAAAAGTCCCTGACGTTGCCACACGTCGTAAGGAACACGATCCTTCTTCACCCGCTTCGTAATGTTGTCTTCAGGCAGATAGAAGAAGGGGAGAACTCTCCATTTCTTGTCATCACCGAAGGGCGGAAACAACAGCACGAATGCTGTGATGTCCGTCGTGCTCGATAAGTCCAGACCGCCGAAACACTGACGACCCTTGAGGGCTTCCGCGTCTACTGCCTCACTGCACA